CCCAGGGCAGCGGCAATCCGTGGGGGCCGAACCCGTCTTGGCCGTACTTGATGCGGTAGTGCTTCTGGTGGTACTCGAGCACCGCGGCATTCATCAGCGCCGCGTCGGTCGGCGTGCCGAAGCAGTAGCGCGAGATGCCGGCGTTGGCATGGGCCAGATAGAGCGCGCCGTTGTTCACCGCCACCGCCGTTCCGTAGCTGGTGTCGCGCACATGAGAGTCGCCGCCGGCCGGCACGGTCCAGCGCGTACCGTCCGGCAGCGTGGCCTGGTGCCCGGCTTTTCCAGATCCCTCCCAGGACTGCACGAACAGCGTGCCCTTCGGCCCGAACGTGCCATCCGACACCGCTAACTTGATGTACTTGGCGTTGCCCGAGACACCCTGAAACGGCATCACTTCGACGGTGCCGTCGATCAGATGCACGCGGCGCACCTGCTGCTGGACGAAGCTGCCGTAGTACAGCCAGTCGTCCATGATGTAGAGCCCTTCCGGCCCCAGGCAAGGCTGGGCCTGCGCTTCGGCCAGCGTGCAGTTGTTCAACTTCATCCTGCGCTTGTCGGTGCCGGTGCGTGGCACGGCGTCGCCGGGCAGCGCTGGGTTGCGCGCGACCACGGTCCGCACCAGCGCGCCGGTGGCCTTGTCGTACTCGCGGATGGCGTTGTCGTGGCGGATGCTGATGTAGAAGCTGGTGCCGTGCTCGACGATGTCCCACGGGTCATTGAGGCCGGTCAGCCATTCCGTGACGACTGCCGGCACGCTGCGGTCGCGGCCGTTGAACTCCAGCTTGCAGACCCGGTTGTTCTGCGTGTCGGTGACGAACAGCGTCGGGTTGGTGGTGTGCACCGGCCGCGAGAAGCCGAACTCAAGCAGCTTGTCGGTCGCGCTGAAGCTGTTGAGCGTGGAGCTGTCCCACGCCAGCCCCCACAGTTCGTGGAAGCCGCGGCGCTCCACCGGGATGGCAGACCAGTTGCCGACCAGCGTCATGGTGGGCCGGCTGGTCAGGATGTCCTCCCAGTGATTCATCATCGGCTCGTGCCGGTAGCCCGCCAGCGTGGTGACGGTGCCGTCGGCGTGCACCTTGAACACGCGCCACGGGTCGCAGCCGTAGACGGTGTTGGTGCGCGGCGAGCCTTCGGTCAGTTCCCAGGTGGCCTTGCCGACGCCAAGATGCGCCGCCATCCACATCGTGCCGACACCGCGGGGGCCGTCGTACAGGGCGAAGGCCGGGTACTTGCTGATGAACGCAGCGCCGACGTTGAGCGGCCCCGCGTCGTAGAAGTACGCCTCCATGTTGAAGCTGCTGATGACGCCGTTCCGATTGATGTTCGGGGCGTAGCTCAGGTGAGTGTGGAACGGCAGCAGCTCGTCGCGGCGGATGTTCTGCGTGGCGTAGTTGAAGTGGGTGAACTGCTGGAAGTGGTCCAGCGGCACCGGGGTCGGGGTGTACGTGGTCGGCATCCACGTCCACGCCTGCCCGCCGGCATCGCCGATGTCTTCGCGCTTGCTCAGGTCGTAGCTGCCCTCCACCACCGGCATGAGCGCCGGCTGCGGCTGCCCTGGCACGTTGTAGAAGATGTACCACTTGGGGCAGCATTCGCCGTTGTCGAGGTTGCCGAACTCGATGGAGTGCCAGCCGTGCTCCAAGCCGCTGCAGTTGACCGCGCCGCCCGACAAGGACTGCCCGAAGGCCGCGACGATCTGCCCGCGCTGCTCGCCATCGACGAGGATCGGGTAGGTCTTGGCAGGCCGGTAGTGATCCTTGACTGCGTTCTGCGAGAAGTCCATGCGGAACATCTGCGTGTTCGCCGTCTCGCCCTCCCACACCTCCAGCATCTGGTAGCGCAGGTAGTTGCCGATGCCGGAGTTGTGGAACGAGGCCGGGCACACGATGCGCGTCATTTCGAGGGTGCGGAACTCCATGACCCCAGCGCCGGCAGGGGGCGGCGGGGGCGGCGTCGTGCCCGCGTCGGTGCCGGCGTTCAGGTCGCCGCCCGTCGGAACCGTGTAGGTGTCGTCGGCCATGGGGTCTTCAGGCTGGCTGGGCGGCGCCGGCGGGGTCTGCGCGTCTTCGGTCGGCGTGCCGTCAGTCGGCGCGTCGACAGGTGGCGCAGCAGGCAGCAGCAGGGCCTCGAACTCGTCGGCCAGCTGGCGCAGCAGCAGGGGAATGCGGCTCACCCATCGCCTCGGTTCAGTCGTCGATCCAGATCACGGCCGCGCCCGGCGCGAAGCTCACGGTGTTGCCGCTGGTAACGATCTGGCTGGCCGTCATCGGGATGCAGAACAGCAGGTTGCCGCTCGTGCTGGCGTCGACGATCCCGTAGTGGGTGACCGTGCCCGACCATGTGACGGTGCCCCAGGTCACCGTGTTGATGTTGCTGGTGCTGCCGTTGCCGCCGGACGTGGCCGCCCAGTTGCTGGTGTTCGCTGCCACCGCCTGGCGCGCGTAGTTGCCGCCCGTCACCTCGGTTCCGCCGCCAGCATCGCTGCAGGCGCTGGTGTAGAGCGCGAAGTACAGCGTCCCCGGCGCGGTGTACGGCGTGCCGCGGAAGATGTGGTTGATGAGCGCGGTTTCGAGGTAGTTGCTCATCGCCGCGGCGCGGGCCAACGGCGCGGACAGCAGGGCCGCGGCGCTCAGGACGAGCAGCGCGACAGCCTGCAGCGCGCCGCGGTGGAGGCGTTGGAACTTCATGGTTCTATCCTTCGAAATGAAGAAGGGCCGCGGGGTGAGGCCGCGGCCCTGGAGGCGGGCCAGTCAAGGCCCGGACAACTGCTCAGTTGGCGGCCGACAGGTCCAGTTCGGGGTTGCTGGCGGCTCGGGCGGCCTCCACCGCGGCTGGCGCGGCGTCAACCTGGCCATCGGCCGCATACGGCGCCAGCAGCGCAACCGGGCCGGTGAGGACCGCGCCCGCCTTGGCGCGGAACACGGGGATGTCCAGCAGGGCTACGGCGGTGAGCGCCGAGCCCTGGCCACCGGCCACGGCGTGCTGCTTCTTGGCCATGCGCCCTCCGCGGTCAGGTGGCGCTGTTGGCGTAGTACTTGACCGCGCCGCCAACGTCGATGAGGCGGCCGCCCATGCGCTGGAAGGCCACGAAACCGACCTGTCCGTTCAGCGTGAAGGCCGAGTCGGTCATGCGGAACATCGTCAGATCCATGACGCGACGGATCTTGTACTTCTTGAACGCGCCGAACAGGATGCTCTTGGCGTTGGCCGCCATCGCCGCGACGTCGTCGTTGACGATGATGGGGCGACCCATCAGGCGATCGGGGGCGCCGCCCGGCGGGCCGACTTCGTAGCCGGGCACAAAGATCGGGCGCGCCTGGCCGTCCTTGATCTTGCGGATCACCTTCACCGACGAGTCGGCCATCATGTAGGCGACGCCAGGCATCGAGCGATAGGCGCTGTTGACGCTGTGCTCCAGGTCCACCAGGTCGTCGTAGATGACGGTGGCGGTCTGGCCGGTGGTGCCGGTCTTGCCCAGCGTGGCGCCGGTGACGATGCCGTAGGGCTTGCTCGTACCGTCGCCCGTGGTGAAGTGGGTGTTGGTGATGCGGCCCAGGCGCATGGCCAGGATGTCCTGGATGAAGGCTTCCATGTCGATCATGGAGTCCTGCACCAGCTCGAAGGGCAGCGCGATCTTCTTCGAGCTGTACTTGTAAACGTCCAGGGCGATGTTGCCGAAGGTCGTGTCAGCCCCGGTCACGGCTGCGTTCTGGCCGACGATTTCGCCGACTTCGGCCGTGGGGTCGTTGGTCGGGAAGTTCATCGTCGCGCCGGTGCTGGTGCGGAAGTCGTCGCCCGCCTGCAGCATGCCGCCGTAGGCCTTCATCGCCTGCTCCACGCTGCGGGCGTACTCGGTGGCCACGGTGTAGCCGCCCTCGCCCGCCGTGGTGGTGGACATGGCGCCCATCACCGCGGGCATGTTCATCGCCGCGCGGATGTCCTCGTTCTGGCGCGAGCGCATGCCGTGCAGTTGGGCCTGGTCCAGCGCCTGCAGGCCGCCGCGCAGGAAGGCGCGCAGTTCGGCGTTGCGCTCGGGGTTGCCGTGCTTGGCCGGATCCAGCGTGTGCTGATTCCGCAGCGTGTCGATCTCCTGCTCGCCGGCCAGCTTGGCCAGGCGGGTCTCGCGGCCGACTTCGTCGTCAATGGCCTCGATCTCGGCCAACAGCGCGTCCATCTTGGTGGCGTCGTCGGACGCCATGCGTTGGTCGGCGGGGTACTTGTCGTTGAGCGCATTCGCCTCCTTGGCCTTGGCGTTGCGGCGCTCGCGCAGTTGAGCGAGTTTGCTCATGGTCGTAGTCCTTTCAGAAATGAAAAGGCCCGCAGATGCGGGCCGTGGGCTCGGGTGCGCGAGTGCGCTACTCGACGGGTTGCAGCAGCCGCGCCAGGCGCAGCCGCTGTTGTTGGCGAAGACGGTGGTCGTCGTGGGCGGGATGTTCGGAGGCCGGCGCCGCTTCTTCGGGCGCATCCGCCGGGACTTCGATCTTGGGCGGCCGGGCGTAGGCGCTGAGCCGCCAGGCGCGGGCGTTGGCGCTGCCGGACTTGCCGCCACCCGCCTTGACTTCATCGACGAAGCCGGCCTTCTGGGCTTCCTCGGCCGTGAACCAGGTTTCCGCCTCGATCCACTGCTGCAGCTGTTCCAGACTGTTGCCGCTGCGGCGTTGGTACTCGGCCAGCATGGATTGGTCGCACTTGTCGAGCAGGTCGGCGATGTGGCGCATGTCGCGCTTGTTGCCAATGGCGAAGGTCCAGGTCTCGTGCACCATGAACTGGCTGGAGGGCGTGGCCAGCACCTTGTCGCAGGCGCAGGTGATGCTGGTGGCGGCGCTGGCGGCCAGGCCTTCGATGTGGGCGTGCACCGTGGCGTCGTGCTCGCGCAAGGCCTGGCACATGGCTTCGGCGGCGAAGACATCGCCGCCCGGGCAGTTGATGCGAAGGTGGATGGTTTCGGCCTCGATGGCGCGCACGGCGGGCACGAAGTCCTGCGGGCACACGCCGCCCCAGTACTCGGCCATCCAGCGGTCGGAGACGATGGGGTCGTAGAGGTACAGCGTGACTTCGTCGCTGCCTTCGGCGCGCTGGATGCGCTGGGCCATCGGCACGTAGGTGTGCCGGTTCTCGGCCAGCAGCTGCAGTAGGTTATTGCGGCGCATTCGGCCCTCCGGGTTCGTTCGGGCGCAAGCCCTGGTTGGGCGGCATGTTCTCGATCCGCCGGATTTCGTCGGTGTCCATCCACGGCTGTTCACCGGCGCGCCCCAGGGCGATGCGGTAGGACTCGTATCGGCTCTTGAGGTCGCCACGCTCCAGCGCGGCGGTTATGTGCTCGACGAAGTAGCGCTCGCGCGACGGCCACAGCTTGCGGTTGAGCTCCTGAGCGAGCGGCGTCAGGTGCCGCTGCAGCGTATAGCGCACGAAGGCGATGCCCTGCTGCTCGATACCGCTGCCCCAGCTGGTGGTTTTTTCGGTGTGGCCGACCATGTGCGGCGGCACGCCGAAGATCCGGCAGATTTCCTCGACGGTGAACAGCCGCGTGGCCAGCACCTCGGCGTCTTTCTGGTTGACGCTGAGCTGCGCCGGCTCCAGCCCGCCGGTGAGGATGAGCGGCGCCCGCGGCCCGGCGATGGATTCCCGCCGCATCAGCGAGTCGTACAGCTGCTGCAGCTGCTCGCTCTTGAGCGTGGACGCGGTCTTCAGCGCGTAGTCGAAGGTGGCTCCGCCGCTGAAGAACTTCGCCATGTAGCCTTCGGCGCCCAGCGCCATGCCGATGGACTCGCGAGCAGCGTAGGTGATGGGGCTGGGGCTGCGCAGCCCGTCGTAGCCCAGGCTCGGCACCTGGACCATGTCGGCGGCGTCCACGTCGCGCCAGCCCTTGGTGGCCTGGTCGTAAACGCGGTAGCGCTTGATCCCCTGGTTGTCGCGGAAGGCGTGCACGTCCAGCGGGTGGTGCGGCCGCATGCCGATGACGCGGGTGCTGACGTAGCTGGGGCGCAGCAGTTCTGCGAAGCCGTCGCCGTAGAAGAGTTTGGCGGCGGTGACGTATTCCCAGGCCGCGGCCGACGTCATGTCGTCGTTGGCTTCTTCGTTGAGCCACCAGCTGTAGGCGTGCTGGACGCGGCTGCGCTCGTCGTCTTTGCGCTCGAACACGCCGACGGGCATGGTGGCCAGTGCACCGGAGATGAGCGACACGCAGGCGTAGACCGCCGACACGCGTAGGGCGTTGTCCGGCGTGACAGCCTGGCCGGCCGCGGTGAGATTGGCCCCGCTGATGAGCTTGACCAGGTCGTCCGCACTGAGCGATCCGGGCGGCGCGTCGCCGCCGATCCAGGCGCTGGGGCGCACGGCGGCGCGTTCGAAGGCGCCGGGGCGCTGGGCGAGCCAGCGGTCGAGCACGCCGCTGCGGTGTTCGCGGGCCTGCAGGTCGAGGATGCCAGTCACCGCGCCAGCTCCAAGACGATGATCTGGGGAGCGCCGTTCATGGGCTCCGGATTCCGCGCCATCAGCGCCGCCGCGTCGAACACCGCCATCAGCGGGTCGATCTTGGCGGTGCCGCTGGCCTGCTTGGTGATGGTGAAGGCGTTCTTGTGGGTCTCGACCTTCGCGTTGGATACCGCCCAGGCCATGATCGGCTGGTCGGCGTGCACGAAGTTGCCTTCGGTCAGCTTGCGGTCGCAGGCGATGATCGGACCCATCAGCGTCCAGTTCTGCGGCACGGCCTGCACCTGCTCATCGCCGATGCCGACGGCGTTGAGTTCGTCGAGGATGGCTTCGATGCGGGCGCGGTCCACGCCGATGCCCTTTTCAGCCATCAGGCCCGAGGCCCGGACCTTCTCGACCAGCGCGGCCAGCGCGGTGATCTGCTGCGTCAGGTCTTCGGTGATGGTCAGGTCGCCGTCGGCCTGGAAGCCTTCCAGGCGCGGCGCCTCGGACTTGCGCAGCTCGAGCACGGAGCGCTTGACCCAGCAGTGGCACCAGGCCAGCCAGCGGCCGGTGTCGCGCTCGCGGCCCAGCACGGCCAGCGCCATCAGGTCGTCGCTGCCGCCAGCGTCGATGCCGAGCGTGACGACTTCGGAGCGGGCCAGCAGGGCGTCGAGGGTGAGCAGCGGGTCGCCGTTGCGTTCCCAGTGGTCGGCGCCGCTCCAGCGGTCGGACATCAGCGCGAGGCCGATTTCGATGTTGAGGTGCTTGGCCAGGAACTGCTGATAGGTGCCGTCGATCTTGCCTTCGTGCTTGCTGATCTGGTCTTCCAGCCATTCGCGGCTGACGCTGCGGCCCAGGTTGGGGTTGGTGATGTGGAAGTTCTCGGGCTGCAGGTAGGCCTTGCTCTTGACCATCTCCGGCGGGAACTCGTACAGCACGCCGAGCGACCGCTGATCCACGCGCCGGCCGTCCCGCACCTCGCGGAAGTAGGTCAGCTTGTCCTTGAACACGCCCGCTGGCGCGTCGTCGGCCTGCGTGGTGAGGTAGATGACCCATCCTTCATTGCGGGAAACCTGGCCGCCCAGCGCTTCGATGAACATGGCCCCGGCGTTGGCCTTCTTGCCGAACAGCCAATGCTCGTCGACCAGCACGCGGCCCGACTTCTTGCCAGACACGGTTTCCGTGTCCGCTGCGACGACCTTGAGGCTGTTGCGGCTGGTGCGATGCGTGATGGTGCGGACGTGATCCTGCACGTGCAGCAGGTCGGCCAGGTCGTCGTCGGCGCGCACCATCGCGGCAGCCGGCTTGAAGCTGTTGTCGGCGACTTCCTTGGTCGGCGCCAGGATCAGGTGTTCTTCTTCCTCGCGCCAGCACAGCA